GGGATAAATGCCCGACGAGTTACATACGTCAACTCGTTGTACTGACTAGTACCCGAAGCCGGAAGGATGCCGCCACCTATAGGCATAATTTACCTCCGAAGTTTTCAATAAGCCCCATATTCACTACAGTCCAATCGGCCTTGGATTCTTGCGAAGTTCAGCCAAAGCCGCCGCAGCGTTTTCACGCGCTGCACCTACTGGATTCTTCATGTATCCCTTAATATCCATCCGAGACATCACAGGTTGAGGGAAACCAGACGATACAGGTGTTGCAGACTCTTTCATCCACTTCCAGTAATCGGCAGCGGTTTCGTGATTAGCAATGCCCTTTTCGGTCATGATCTTCTCAATCTCTTTAATGTCTTCTTCTGACTGCGCTACACCCGCCTCTTTCAGCGAATTGCGGCGCTTTGCCAGTTCCTCTTTGACTTCTTTCTGACGCAACTTAGCCTCAAGTTCCATAACGCGCTTCTCAGCGGCAGAAACTCGGGCATTGGTTGCCTCTTCCATCTCAATTTCAGGAACGGGAAGGTCGGGATGTACCTTCTTAGTCAGGCGCAAAAAGTCTTTGCGCGTAGCTGGATCTTCTGACAGACGCTTGGAAAGCGCCGCCAGTTCGCTAATTGCTTCTGGTGAATAGTGTTCTAAACTCATAATTAGCCCCGTTTATGGTTCATATGACTTTTTTAGTGTCACCAGGTTTGCTCATCGTCATCTGGTTACGCTTACCAGTCTTGGAAGCGTTGTCCAGACCACCCATTACAGAGAAACGGGGGGTATTGACGATCTGACCATTCTGCTGCGAATTGTCGGTAGGGCGACGAGGTTGCAGCGCACCTTTTGGCTTAAACAGTTCCATGATTTCTCCTAGATGGGAAGAGGTGGTGCGGTTGTACCCGCAACAGGCGCTTGAGCAATTGCTCTCTGACCAGGCGTAGCGCCACCAGCCTGGGGGAGAGTTTGGATCAAATTCATAATCTCAGCAGGCATCAGTTCGCGGGTCTTAGCCTCACGCTCACCGAACTGCTTGGTAATGTCCATCACCACCTGCTCCAAGGTCTTGCCTTCTGGCGAGTCCATGCCAAAGACTCCTAGAGCCTGCTGGAGCATATCGAGTGCCATCATTATGTTAAGTTTGGCTTGCTCCTGATCGCCTTTCTGGGGTTCGGGAGTAGTCATGGGACTAGCCATAGGAGCCGTAGTCTCTTCTTGCATAGAAGGGGGCGGCGTAGGCGCACCAGGGGTCATTCCCTGATCTGCCTTAATCATGTCCATCATGTCTTTTGAACCAATTGCCATACTCGACTCCTATCTTGCGCTAACGGTAGATAACAAATATCTATCGTGTCAACCACAAAAAAGGGGCAAAATCACTTAGCCCCTCGTTAGCTACGCTTAGTTTTGCGCGGCTCAGTGCGTTTTGCAGGGTATTTAGTCTTCTGGTACATAGTTATCCTCTCTTCATTCCTCGGGATTGATTAGTGCGTAGAGTAGCACCTCTTGGCTGACTACGGATGTAAGCCATAGATGCTGGTTTGTTTTCAGAGGCTACGTCACGGCTAGTAGCGCGTGGTTGATCGCCAGTTTTAAGCATAGACTGCGAGTTCATTGCGCCTGAGTTTTGGTTCATTGCACGGCCCTTAATGGTGGTTGTGCGTTAGTGGGTGCCTCTGCTCCCGGCGGTGCTGCCGGTGCGCCTTCAGGGGCGGGAGGTGCGGCTGCTGCTTGCTGCTCTGCTTTCTGAATGTCATCTAGCAGAATATCTTTCATTGGCGGCTCAAGCAATTCAATGAGGCGGGACTTGCTGATAGCGCCAGCGTTGTACAAGTTGAAGGTCAACTCTCTTAGGTCTTCCATAAAGATTGGCGAGTTAGAGTGGGCATCGACCTTGACCACAAAATCGTTTGTGAATTGACTAGCAATAAACTTGTTGCCATCAGTATCTGTATAAACCGTATCATCGTACACCTGCATCATCTTAAGGTAGAGGGTAGCGACTTTTTCTAGGCTGTCCTCAACGATCAGCGCCCTACGCTTGGCGCGGGAGGAACCCAGTCGGGCAAGCTGACTGGCGTGGCCTTGAGAACGAACGCCAGTTTCACCGCGTCCAGAAAGTACAGAAGTGATGCCCGAGGCCTCTGCGAACATTGCGTCGATCTCGGCAATCTCACGGAAAATGTCATTCGGGATGTTTGGCGCAAATTCTTCGACTTTGGCGTTAGGCATATCGGTAGAAATAAAAGAACCAGCGCGATTTAGCGCAAAGTTCTTCTCATCTAAGATGCCTGTGAAGCCCATAATGGCTTTTGGCGGGGAAACCTGCTTATCCAGCAGTTCTAAGACCTGAGAAACCCGTTTATTCCGCATTTCTTGCAGGAAAACGAGCCTTTGAGTCTCAGATTGACCCCAATAATAGTCATATTGAGGGCTTGGGCAGACTTGTACGAAGGGTTGCTCACCTTCTAAGAAGAGGCTCTTAGAGGGGCGGTCATAGATGACTACACGGGGTTCTGCAATGGTTACGCAGCAATAATCGTTGATTTCATCGTCAAAAATCCACAATTCGTACATTTTGACGGTCGGTTCACCGATTCTGGGAACGTAATTCTGTGATCCAGCCAGATTCATCTGCACATTGCCGTAGATTGTGGGGTCAATGGCGCTGGTAACGAGCCTTTCTACCCCCTCTGGGTAGTGTTTGACCTCTTGTTCGGCAAAAGACATGGCCTCTATGATCTCTTCACGCCTTGGATGGGCATAAAGACGGCTATAAAGCTCGCTTTTGGTCATGTAATACTCTTGCAGAACCGCCTCTTGCCTGTCTGTGTAGGGCGTATCCTCCCGCAGCACCCCAAAAACCTGTGGTTCGACCATGTAGGGGTGGATTCCGTTGCGCCAAACCAGCTTTACAAAGGTCGAGTTGTAGCAAAGTGACCAATTAAGCGCCTGGGCGAAGACCTGATCGGCGTTTGAGTTGAGCCAATAGTCGTGTAAACCCTTAGTCAAAGCCGGAATCATCTTATGGAATGACTTTGGCTGTGATGCGCCGATGTTTATGGAGAAACGGGTGGTATCGGCTGAGTACATAAAGCTACTCAGTTGGTCGATATGCGGGTAGATCTTGTTGTAGTGGGCAGGAGCCGCATCTACGCCGCTGCCAAAGAGATAGTAGGAGCGCAGCGTAGAGTACATAGCAGAGCGTTCTGCCTGGGAGACCAGGCATTTCTGCATGATGTCTATGTAGAAGTCTTGCCGCTGTAGTGGCTCTTTGGGTATTCTCATTTTTGGATCTTCAAGTTTTCGTGATCGGCAATGTAGGAGCCGACTTTCGGGCCAGCAAGGTTTGCACCTGACTGCTTGACGGCCTGCATCCCTGAGACTGCCTCACCGTTAATGGAATTGAGGTTGTATCCACCGATGTCACCAGGCGAACCCCAACGCGGCGCAAAAGGATTGTTGGGTTTAGCATGGCGCGGTGGCTGTGCCTCACCTTCCCTTGTCGATTTGATGTCACCCATCTTGAAATCCAGTGCCAATTGGTTAAGGGTACGGTCATTATGCTTCGTACTATCGCTTTTTACACCAATTGGCTTCAAAAAGACAACACTTACATCGGTACAACCTGCCGGACAGACCGCTTCACGGGCCTCAAAATAGCCATGAACCGGGCATTTATAGTCATTGATTACGCTCATCATCGCCCCTTTTTCAATAGATTTTGTTTATTGAAGTCGTATTTATTGACGGGTTTAACCGTCAATCCAACCGTGCCATTAGCAAAGTTGATCTGATAGCCGCGTCTAAGCGTCAGGCCGAAGTCTTTAGGCGGGTGGTAGTCCAGTTTCTTCCTACCGGCAATGTCTATTCGCATCCCTGCCTCCCCTTTCTCAAGGGCTAGCAGGGCGCGGGAGAGTTTTCTCTGGCTTAAATTGGTGATCGGAACCTCGTTTTTCTCAAAAAACATCTTCTTGAGGTTGCGATAGTCCACGCCAGCGAACTTGGCAAACATCTGGATAGAGAAGCCACGCCGTCTCTGCGCCCTCATAACGTCCAAACGGGTGCGTATCTCGTCAATAGTGAGGACATCTATCATTCAAACCCCAATGCTTTGAGATAGTTTCCGACCTGTTTCTGTACCTGCGCCTGCCCAGGATGGTCAGATTCAGCGTTTTGCACTTCTTTTTTGTCTCTAGTGAGGCGCATCTGGATTAGCCTGGGCTGCACCTGCTCTGCATACGCCGCCGCAGCCAGTGCCGCGGCAATCACGCGGTCATCCTTTGACCTACCGGCGGCAGCAATCGTGCCACCGTCACGCACAATGCCCTTCATCTCGTCGATACACTCTTCCGAGTAAATGTTGAGCATCCCGCGTTCAAAGTAGTCTTTAAGGTAGTTGAGCATCCTCTCTTTGCTAGAGTGAGTAGTCACCCACCCTATGCTGTTGGAGATACCAAAGGAGTCGTTTCTTCTCCACATATAGTGACTCATGTGCGCTAAGACGTTGTGCAGTTCTCTAGCCTGCTGTGGAGGCAGGGAGGTGGCTTGGCGCTTGAGGTTTCTGATCTCGTTGATGACGGCTTGGCCTGGGCCATTGACCTCAAGGTTGAGGGTGGAGTTCGTATAGGCACCGGCTAGGTAACAGATTAGCCAAGCGAACTGATAGGTATTGAGTTCGCTGGTAGCAAACTCGGCAACCTGATCCATACCGTCTGCGTAGCATCTAAAGACTTGCAGGCAGAAGCGATCTGCCCAGTCTGAGGAGCCGTAGGCTGGGTCTGCGCCTATGACGTAGTAGCCAGTGGAGACGGGTTCTTCCCAGATCTTTAGCGTACAGAGGCGCTCAGATGACTTAATTAATTGTGTGTCTTGGAAGTTGGCACCCATGCTGAACCGATAGGGGACAAATGCCTGCCGTTTGGCAGCCTTCATCATGTCGGTACAACGTGCGGTGGAGAAGAACGAGGTGCCTGTCATTACGAAGGCATAGTCTTCAGTGGGTGGAAACTCCTGATACATCAGGCCATCGTCTTTAAGACCCTCGTGCAGCTTCCAGCGCCACCAGGCGATCTGCCTACTATTGACCTCGTAGTTGTAGATCTTGCGGATGTCCTTAGTCCACTCCTTCTCTTCTACGGATAACTTCCCGTCCCAATAGACTTTGTATACGTCTGAGTTTGGGTCAGCAGAGTAGAACTGGTTTCGCCACCAGCCGACGAAGATTGCCTTCTGGGTTCTTGCTCGTTTAGCGGTAGTCCACATATCGTGAAACATATTGAAGCCACGGGCGGTACTCTCGAACATATAGTAGCGAAGGGGGTTAGTCTCCGCTAAAGAAGCCAGCAGGGAGGCCAAGCCCTCCTCATCACCCCAGGAGGATGTCTCTGTACCGTGGAGGAACGTGATGCCCTTACCGCGTCCTAGACCGCCTTTAGCGCGTATACCGGCTACTTGGTAGAAGAGGCGGCTACGGTTCTTTAAGACCATCTGATTGCGGTTATGGCTCATCAGAGGAATCTTGTACTGCTTAGGTAGCCCGTCCATATACATGGCTAGGGTGCTACGGAACTGTTCCCGATTCTCTTCTGTGTCGGTGGTGAGTGTGCCTTGCATACCGGCATGGATAAAGTGCCAGTAGAGGTCTAGGGCTAGGCTAATGGTAGTAATCCCTAACTGCCTACCTTTAAGCACGACAAAGAAGTGCTTGTCTTCAGCCAAGCCTCTGGCAACCTCATCCATGACGTAAGTCTGCGTACCGAGCAACTGCTGCCCGAGTATCCGCATACCCTGCTCTTTGGTTTCTATCTTTAGGTGCTTGCAGAAGAGATAGAACTTCTGACGGTCAAAGTTCATTTGCCAAACTTATAAGTGACCTCATTAGCCCAGGGGCGGGTAGGATTCAACTCAATCATGCGATTGCTTAGTCCTTTGAAGTTATTGCCGCCCATGTTGCCTAAACCGTCTTTAGAGAGCCTGTAGTTCATCGTAGCCTTACCCGTACAACCACCCTTGAACTTCGCCTCTACGATGGCTCTAAGCACCACCCTGTCCATCCATTTCTGGTGCTGCCAGAAGGGAGCCACCTTCTGAGCAATGTCCGTCCTTATGGCTAGGCAAGAAGTATCCACATGGTATTGGCCTGCATGGTTTTTCAATAACCCCAGGGACTCACATTCATCAGCGCAGGCAAAGGAGCCGTCATCCTCGACGATGTTTCTGAGCGAGCAAGTCCAGTCTAGGTTGTGCTTCTCCATAAGACCCACCACCGTCTCGACATGATCTTCCTCATACCAGTTGTCATCGTCTAGAAAGAGGATTACGTCTTCGGTAATCATGTAAGAGGCCATCGCATTGATACGGGAGCAGGTATACATATTCTTCCCCGTATTGTTTGGCAGGGGAATGATTGTCGTGTTCTCAGCCAGATTAGACTGTTCTATGACATTCCTAGCCCTCTCTTCCACCTCTGGGCCGTCTATAAAGATGTAATGGCGAGCAGGTCTAGTCTGCCGAGCCACACTCTCTATAGCCTCCATAAGACAGTCCCTGCCGATGGTACTTGTCACTACAGCGGGTAGGAGTCTCATGTCAGCACCCCATACTGTGTAACCCGTCTAGGAGCGTCTACACGGTCTTCAGGGTTGAGGTATATCACCTTTCTTTTTTTAAGTTTCTGGGACTTCTCTGCCAAGTCTCTATTTGTCTCTGTAAAAACATCTACCTCTTCGTAGTCCTTATACGGTTTCTGCTTGGCAGGTACTCCGCAACCTGGGCAGAATCTCTCTACCTGAGATCTCATCTGTAGGAGATGCTTCTTCCACCAGCCATCCTCTATCGGATAGCCATAGTCTGTACCCCTAGCCAAGTCGAAGGAGGCTGCCACCTCGCAGAAGTAGTACCTCAGTTCCCCCTTGTTCTGCACAATGGATGCCGACCATTCCCTATTGATGTCACATTGGCTAATCTTCATCCACATCTCTGGCTCTGGATAAAGATCTTTAACAGCGGTCAGCAGGGGCGCATGGTCTGCGTGTTCCACATAGTTCCAGACAATGTTCTCCTCATCGTCTGCCTTCATCTTCTCAGCCAAATCCGTAAGCTGCTC